TATGGTATGGGTATGTTTAGTGGTCCTAGAACACAAACAAGTGCTGCTAATAACATGGCTTTGTATCAGGATTATAATCAGTTTTTACCTGAGGTTACTTTAAGTCAATAACAAGGAATAAGTATGGCTGGATCAATTGCATCTTTATTTGGACCATCTGCTGAAGAGATTGTATATGATCGTCAACAAGCAGAGAAGCTAAGACAACAAGCACAGTTACAACAATCACTAGCTGGTCAAGAGACACAAGCTGGTAGAGATTTCTATCAGTCAGGATATAACTTGACTATGGGTCTAGGCAAAGCTCTTGCTGGTATGTTTGGATACAGTGAGCAGATGACAGACCCACGCATTGCTAAGTCTGTTGCTATGCGTAAAGTGTTTAGTGATTTGTCTGCTGAAGATTTAAATGATCCTAGTAAGATTAGCATGCTGTCAGAAATGGCAGACCAGTACGATCTCCCTGAATTAAAACTATGGACTGCTGATAGAGAACGTAAGCTACTAGAAGAAGAATCAGTAAGATCAGCTAGAGAAGCTAAAGCTGCAGCAGACGCTGCAGAAACATATTCAGGAGCAGGTACTTTTATAAGCCCAGATGGAAGAAGGTTTAACGGTATTAGGAATAGTAGAGGTGTTATATTTGAAGTGCTACAGGATGGTTCACTACTAGCTGCACCACAAAATACAGTTAAAGCACCGTTAGAAGAAAGGGCTGCAGGAACTCCAAGCAATGTACTAGTAGAACAGGCATTAGGATATGTAGAACAACATCCTCAGTTTAAGGAACTTGATCCTGAGAGTAAAAAATTAATAAGTATTGATTTAGCTGGTAAAATTAAAGAAAAAACAAGTAAGGGTATGCCAGCACCAGAAGCTGTAAGAGAAGGACTTATTGAACTTGCTGCATCAGGAAAAGTAAAAGAAAAAGAACTTAGTATTTTTTCTGAATTTATAAATAGCGCAGCTAGTCTTATAGGAATTGACGAACTAGTATCTCCTGATATGTTTTATGATGCTTTAGATTTAACTGAAAATAAACAACAAGAACAACTTACAACACAGCAACAAACAGAACCAGTTAAACAAAAGACTGTTTTAGCTGAAGGAGAAACTGTAGCAATGGACCCTACTACTAATAAAAAATATGTAATAGGTGTAGACGGAAAAGTAAAATCAGAATTTATTGAATAATCAATATGGCAAATAATTTACCAGACGCTAGTGATTTAGTCCCTGTTGATTTAAATTTATCAACAGCTAAGTCAGACACGGACGTATCTGATCTTCCGTCTATTGATCAGTTAGTTCCTATAGAAAAAGCTAGCTGGTTGGAACAAGCTGATGCTAGATTTTCTAGCACAAAATCAGATGTAGAAAGTTTAGGTATTATGCTAGAGGCTTACAAACCTTTAGGTGATTTTACTTTTAGCTTTGATACTGGTTTTGATTACATATCACCAGAAGAAAAATATGGTCCTGAATTTTCTAAGTTGCAAACGTATGACGAACGCAGGCAATTTTTAGTTGACTTTAGAAACAAACAACTAGAAGAAGAATTTAAAGATGTTGCTTTGTCTAATGAAGTGTATGGAGAAGATACATCTGCTGCTATATTAGGTACGTTAGGCGGTGCATTAGCTACACCTACTACTTTATTAGGAGGTAAAGGTCTTACTACCATACCTAGAATTATGGGTGCTGGTGCTTTGTTTGGAGCAGAGTACAGTTTACTAGATCAGTTATCTGAAACTGGTGAAGCAGATGCTAAACAAGTAGGTAAAGATGCTTTGGTTGCTGCTACTGTTTCTCCAATACCTTTGGTTGGTGGTAGGTTAATTAAGAAAACAGCAGGATTAGTAGGTAAAAAGAAAACTGCAAAGCAGTCAGATGTAGAACAAGCTAACGATGTAGTTGATAGACTTGAAGCAGGGTATGCTGATGGTGTAGTAAATAAAGTAGCTCCTGGTCCTAAGCTATATGAACATGCAAAGACAGTAGCTAACTTAACAGACGATGAGATACAAGCTGCAACATCTTTGTCTGGTAGAAAACCAAGAATAGTTTCAGCAGGCACTGCTAAGTTACAAGAGTCTATTATAACAGAAGGAACAGACGCGGTAGCTAGACAAAAATCTCCTGTCATAGATGCTTTTATTTCTTCTACGTCTAGGGTCATAGGTAAGATAGCACCTAAGTTAAAGACTAGGCTTAGAAAGCTAGACATGCAAGAAGGAGTTATGGTAAGGAACAAAATGCAAATTGTTGCTCCTTTCCACGCTGCTGTTAAAAGTATGTCTGGAACTTCTAAACGGTTATTTAAGAGACACGTATATAACGGTGACTTTAAAGCAGCTAGACAATTAATAAGTGCTGCTTCTGCTCAAGGAGGTAAAGCATTTGATGATGTTACTGGCATGTTACGAGGTACTTACGATCAGTTAGCTAAAGCAGATTTTAACATACCTAGAATTGAAAACTTTTTTCATCGTGGTGTAAAAGATTACGACGGGTTGTATAGAAAACTAAGCGGTAAAGATAGAACAGCAGTAGATAAATTAATTGACGCACGACGAAAGAATATTAAGTCAGACCTGTCTGAAGAAGATAAAGCTAACATCATAAACAATTATTTAAGAGGATATAATGTAATTGGTACAGGCGCTGGCTGGACTAAATCTAGAACTGTTAACAGATTAACAGACGACATGCTAGATTTTTATGATGATCCTGTAGAATCATTAGTTAAATACGTAAGAAGCACATCTAGAAATTTAGCAAGACGAGAGTTCTTTAAAACAAAACCATCTATTAATGGTAGTGCTTTAGATACTGAAGGTTCTATAAAAAATATATTGGATGAGCTAGGTGGTAGCGTAAGTAATAAAGATTTAGATACGTTACAAAATGCTTTGAGAGCTAGGTTTATTAATGGTGAGCGAAGTGGTGGTTCTGTAAACGAAACACTTAGACAATTTGGTTACATAACTACACTACCTAATCCTTTGTCTGCATTGACACAGCTTGGTGACTTAGCTTTATCTGTACGTATTAATGGTATGGGTAATACTATTATGGGGTTACTAGGTAAAAAGAATATTACAGTAGATGAACTAGCACTAAATAGAATTGCTGCTGAGTTCACTGATAGCAGTAAGTTGGCTAGAGCTATGAATGTTTTATTTAAAGCATCAGGATTTTCTACTATAGATAAGCTAGGTAAAACTGCTTTTTTAAATGCTTCATTAAAGAAAGCAACTAGACTAGCTAAATCTACAAGAGGAAGAGAAAAGCTAAGAAAGAAATATGGAAACGCTTTTGAAAACTTTGATAGCGTTATGGATGATTTAGCTAAAGGAAATATAACAGAAGATACTAAGTTATATTTGTGGAGTGAGCTAGCTGATATACAACCTATTGGACTATCTGAGTATCCTCAGAAGTATTTAGATGTGCCAAACGGTAGAATATTTTACTCTTTGAAGTCTTATACTTTAAAGCAACTAGACTACATGAGAGATACTATAGTAGACGAGGCTGCTAAGGGTAATGTATTTACTGCATTAAAAAATGCAACTGCTTATGCGTTGCTAATACCTACAGCAAACATGACTGTAGATGTAGCCAAGGATGTTATTCTTCAAAGACCTATAGATTTTGAAGAAGAGCTAGGCGACAGGGTTGTAAACAACGTATGGAAAACATTTGGTGCTTCAAGCTATATAGCAGATAACTTAGGTAAGACTGGTTCTGTTCTTAACGCTGCTGAAAATATATTGTTACCGCCATTAGATTACATAGATCATGTAGGTTCTACAATAATGGCTGCTGTTAGTGAAGATAAAGAGCTAGACCCTAAAGCATTACAAAGCATACCGTTAGTAGGTAGGTTGTTGTATAACTTTATGGGCGGTGGCTTAGAAAAGTACGAAGAAAAACGTAGAGATAAAATATTATCAGGAGAATAAAATGGCACGTAGCTTTAGTGATATATTAAAGTCTTTAGGAGTAGGACAGAAGAGTCCAGAACAACTAGAAAGAGAACAAGACCCTGTTCTTGATAAACAGTTTAAACGTCAGATACCTACTCCTGAAGACTATAGAATCTCTAGAGAGTATAGAGCTAGAAAAGCTAGAGAAAAAGCAGAGGCTGCTAGAAAGGCAGCTATGACTGGAGTAGGTGGTACTCCAGGTTCTGTTGGCCCTCGTCCTGATTATAATCCTAATGTTCAATACATAGATCAACAACCTATTCCTGAAAGACAGATGGGTCAGTGGACTACAGCTACTACTCCTGTTATGCAGGACACGGGTCAAGGAGGATACGGTCAAGGTGGTTTATTCTCTGAAGCAGAGACTCCAATGTACGGACCATTGAGAGATGGTTACGGTATGATGACTCCTCGTGAACAAACTCCAAATACATTTGGAGATTATATGGCTAAACAAGACTACACTCCTCGTCTATCTCCACGAGAAGAAGCAGCTAATGTCTTTGGAGTATCGCCTGAAAATTTTGTAAACCCTGATGATTTTGGAACTAAAAACGAAAGAGAGCTAACTCCTCGTAAATATGTTGACGCATTGAACAGAAGATTCCAAGGAGATAGGACAGTTGATTTACCTCCGTTCTTAGACTCTATGCTATCTGGTTTATTTCCTGAAGGACTAGATCAAGCAACTACAATTCCTGAGTCAAGGACTGCAGGTATATCAGATGCAGAAGCAAATAGAGCTATAGATATAGCAGCAACTTTTGGAGGTGGAGGCACGATACCACAACCAAAGTTTAGAGTAGAAGATGCTCCTGCAATAGACTTTGAGAAACAAGCAGAGAACGCGGAAAAAGCTAAGATAGAATCAGAGCTACGTAGACGTAGAGACCCTGATAGTTTATACTATGGTACTGCTACAGTTACCCCTGAAGAAGTAGAAGCAGAATACTTAAGAAGGAATCCTGAAATAGCAGCTAGAAAATTCCTTGAACAAAAAGGATACACGGATAAAGACATTCCTGATCCATTCGGAGGTACGCAAAACTATATGGACGCATTACCTGAACAGTTTGATTTAACACCACCACCTGCTATTACGTCTGAAGTTAAACAACCTGATGTAAACTACGATGCCTTTGGTCGTGAGATAGAAAGTCCAGAATACTTTGTAAGTAGCTCTGCTAAGTTAGTAGATAAACTATACGACATGTCTGATCCATCTGATAGAGTAGAGATGAGACAACGAGGATATTTATTCTATGGCGATCAAGCTATTGATAAAGCAGAAGAAGTAATGGGTAGGAAGTTATCTGCTATTGAAAAGAATATCGTACGTGACGAAGGCTTCTCTACGGTAGCTTACAAAGATAAGGGCGGTAAAGCTATTGGGGTAGGTCAAACAAAAGAATACTTTACTGAAGATACAAAAGACTTAGGTAAGAAGTTTACCAAGGCGATTAAAGATAAGCAGGATATGTTAAAGAAAAAGTTTGGAGATGCTTATCCAAAGTCTACAGAAAAACAAGCTGCGCTATTAAACTTAGCTTACAGAGGAGATGTGTATCCTAAGTGGACTAAGAAATTTAAAGATGGAAAACTAAAAGAAGCTCAACAAGAGTTCTGGAATAACGACGAATATCGTACTTTGTTACAAGAAGAAGCAAGAACAAAGCGTGAATCTCCTATCTTAAAAAGAATAAGGAGAAACGAAGAACGATTGTTTGGTAGAAGAACAGCAATACCATTTGTTAGAAGGTAGTAAATGGAAAGTTTTATCACGACCTACTGGGAGATACTCTCAGGTCTTGTGATCGTAATCTTCTTAGGTATTACTTGGAAGGCAGAGGTCAGCGCAAGGCTCAGTGTACTAGAGGAGAAAGTACGAGCCTTGTTTGACCTCATCAACGGTAAGAAGTAACTACTTTAAGTTAAGATAGATATCCTCTATCTTTGCTGCCTCCTCCTCTCTGTGTCTCCACTCATCCCACGTCTGAGCAGGTTTCTTGCCTGCTCTTTCCCATTGACAGTAGTGATATAGTTCGTGTACAAGTACGTTATCCTTGAGCATATCAGGACGTACGTACACAACACCTATATCACCTGCTAAAAAGAAAGTAGAATTGGAAGGTGTAATAACTGCTGCATCAGGATAACAATTAAACAGAGCCAAGAAACTAAGTATTGTTTGCAACATTTAAATCTCCTTGTCATATTTCACACACTCCTGCTGTACAAGCCAGAGTCTGTGCTCCTTCTACGTTATCATCATCCTCTATCAGTTCATCCCAATAGATTTCACTAGGCATCTTACGTAAGAGATCCTCGTACTGTTCTTGAGTACACTCTTCGTATGGTGCTTGTTTGTATGTGCCACCATCATGTGGTAAGAATGATACACCACTGATGTCATCAAAGTTATTCCAGCACCACGCTCCTACCTCAACCCACTCGTCCTCTTTAACAGAGATAGTGACTGATGGTTTGTGTTCACACCAGTGCTTCTGGTATGTCATCCATAAATCCAAGTGTTCAATAGCAGTAAGATCATCACGTAGTGTAGCAGAGTCTGGTGCTTTCTTAGGGAAAGAGAACACAGTAGTAGACTCAGGTCTCATCACACAATCTTCTGCAGGAATACCCTGTTGAACCATGAACGTAGTAAGCGGATCTTTCTTGTCACCCCTAACTCTTCTGATGTAATACTTAGAATGTCTAGGATGAATACCACTAGCACTATCAACAAGTTGACTGACAGTGCCAGAAGGCTTAACACAAGTGACGGAAGCAGGACAAGGGATATGCAAGTCAGAGGAAAGCTGTATGCACTCATCAACTGATACCATCTTGAGTCTTTCGAGAAGAGTCTTGAGTTGCTCATTGTTTTCTCCAAGCATCTTGTTGTCTAAGATACCAGTCAACGATACACCTAATAGTCTCTCTTCCTCAGTATTGCGTTGCCATATCTTACGCAAGTACGGGAAGTGTGTCATCGTAGATTGATACGTACCTAGTATTGAAGCCAGTCTTACCTTTCGTTCAAGATCGTAGATACTGTCGCTCTCTCGAACAACAACCTCTGAAAGATTACAGAATTGGTAAGGTCTGAGTATAATTTCAGAACAAGGATTAGTGCCAAACTCCTGATCAGCATCTCTTCTTCCATTCCTAGCTGCTTGTTTGATTGCTGCTTCACGATTAAAAATACCACGTTCACCACTGTGGCTATGATACAAACTAGTCCACTCGTTTAAGAACTGACCAACGTCAGGCTTCTCGTTGTATACCGCAGAGTTGTTAGCCAGTGCACGTTGTGGATTCTCTGTCCACCACTGACCAGTCTTAGCGTGACGCATCTTGTCATCATCTAGATCAGATAGACTAATCATAGCTGACCTACGCACACCACCTACTACTACAACCTCAGCTACTTTGCACATGATGTCGTGGCACTCTAGTGTACTGAGCTTACGTCCTGCTGCACACTTGAACTTACGTACAACAAACTCAAACAGTTCGTTCAATGGTGCTGGTCCACTAGCTCTACCACCAAAGGTCTTGAGTCTAGCACCTGCTGGTCTGATCTTACTGACATCCCACTTAGCTACCTCACCTGAGTACAGCAATGCTATAAGCTGACGCAATGCCTTAGCCCATCCTTCTTTGCTGTCAGATACAACAACAGTTGTGTCACTATCAAACATCTTCTCAGGTACATCAGGCAACTTACTAACGTACTTGTTCTCAACGCTGAACCCTACACCTGTGCCACATAACAAGATGTACATCGCCTCGTCAAATGCTTTAGGATCATCAACAGGTAAATAACTACAGTTGTAACCTGCTGTGTTGTCCCTCTCAAGGGCTTTCCCTGCGGTCATGATGCTACGCATAGAGGGTACTACCTCCATGTTCTTGATAGCCTCACGTAGCTCTGAGTCAACGTTAACAGGTATTGTGTAGTCATGCTTAGACTTGAGGTGGTTGTACATAAAGTCCATGTACCTATCCACTGTCTCGTACCAGTCCTCTCGTCTGCTGTCTTTCTCCAAGAACCTAGAGTACCTAGACTTGGCTATGTACTGCTGATAAAAATCCATCATTGTATTTCCTTTATTAGTATCTCATATCTCTCTTCAATGATATCCTCAAATCTATCAAGGATATCTTCGGATGTTAGGTCAAGCAGTTCAATGACATCAACCTCACTGAACTGCATCAACCTATGTTTAACTTCATCAATCGTTAGTTCCACCATAACGGATCTCTTCTTCATCTTCTTTATACATATCCTCATTAGTCATCACCACTAATGAAGCGTAGCCTGAGATGTCATGCCATGAATCATTAAGGTAGTAGTTACCGTTAAGTATCCTAGCTAGCTTGTTAGCAATCATGTCCATACTTTCTCTCATGTACGGAGGCATGACCAAGTAATTTGGTGACTTTTTTATGACAGCTTTTATGTCCTGACTGATCTGTCCTACTACTTTATAGTGACCGTACTGCTCTTCTCTCTTATCAAGAGTTTCTTTTATGTCCATATTGTTTCCTTAAATAGTTAATTGACACAGGCATCTCATCAAAGCTACCATTGTCTACTTCATTTAACATCCAGATACCAGACCACGAACCATTAGTCTGTGCTGATAGATAGTCCTCGTCGTGCTGATAAAAGATACCAGCAAAGATACCAGTGATACCTTTACCGTCAGCTTTGCGACTGAACGAGATGGCTCTATCTTGTACGTGTCCCATGATACATGACATGTGTTTCTTTTGTAATAGTAAACCTGGGTTTGTTACTGGTCTACCCATTACACCAGATGTAAAGTAATGACTGTATGCAATGCCATTGATGATAGGCACTTCCAGAAAGCCATGCACTTCCCACCCGTACTTCTTAAGATTAAAGTCAGAGTAACCTATCAGTCCTTCTAGTTTCCTATCGGATTCAATAGCTCTCTCTATCCGTTCTTCATGGTTGCCGATAAGAAATATCTTCTTAGGTTTCCACACCTTCTTACGGTTAGCTCTCTGTCTCTTCTGCTCTTCGATGATAGGCTTCATGAATGTATCCATGCCTAAGTTACCAGCTTTGATATCTTCATTGTATGTCCTACCTTCAAACGCTTTCTTACCTACGTCATACACACTGAGGCTAGGCATGTCCCAATGATCTCCTAGATGTACGATCACATCGGGCTTAGTCTTGACAGCGTAGTGTCCTGCCCATTCTAAATGCTCGAATGAGTTGTTAGGTTTGCACTGCGTGTCTGGGATAACTAAGTGTCTCATGTAGTTCTCTCCAGTAGTTGTAAATAATAGACCGCATCTATTACTACCAATGGGTCTGACTTGTTCTGCTTGATAACCAACACAGGTTCTCTACCTTCAGGACAGTTATCCTTAGCTTGAGCATAATAATTATACACAGCTATTGAATCCCTTGACTTACACTCTACTGATATGTTGAGCCTGTCACCTGCTGATTGAGAGAAGAGGATGTCCTCCCCTCCTGCACCCATGCTGGTTGATCTTACATCGTCTTTGGAAAAGGAAAAGAGTTCGAGGATTTGATCTCGGAACCATTGCTGGAGCTTTCTTCCTTTTGCTTTTGCACTTTGGGTTTTGATTTTCTTCTCCTAATGTTTAAGAACTTGTTTAACCTAACCCTCTTCATCTTAGTTATCCAACCTTTTGGTATGTGTAACCTAGAGTTAGACTGGTCAATAGAGTATGCTGCAGCTAGTGTGATTGCTGAACTATCTTCAGCTACTACAAACCCTATACTTAATACAGGATGAATGTCTGTCTTACCTAAAGGTTCCCACCCTGAGTCAGACAGCGCATCCCACCATTCAATGTAGGCTATTTCTGGAAACTCTTTGGTGTCCAAATCTGCCCATGTTTTCTTCTTATCCATAGTAGCTGTGCTCTTTCAGTTAATGTATCAATGTCATCTTCGTATGCTTCTAACACTGCGTCAAACAAGTCCTGCTCATCAACTAAATCTTTAAGTATCTTCTCTGCTTTCTTTGGTCCGATACCTTTAAGACCTTGGATGTTATCAACCCTGTCACCTGTCAGAATCTGAATGTAAAAATTCTTTATTGCTTCTTCTTCAGTAACATAATACAAGTCTTGCTTTACAAAGTTATAGTGCCAACCACGTAGCATGTTCAAGTCTTTGTCAATAGACATGACGCATGTTGTATCTACGGGGGAATCATATACTGCAATACCAATAGCATCGTCTGCCTCCTGCCCTTCAATCAGTTCAAAGCACCACTTATCCAACAAGTATTCTCTAAGGGCATCATAGTGAATAGGTTTACGTGCGTTCTCACGATTGCCCTTGTATTTATTCTCGGTGGATATCTCTGACCTGTAGTTAGAACTCCCCGTGATGTACCCAGAGTAAGTATCAACACCATCAACAGACAATAGCTCATCAATAAAGTGACCCATCCTACTGATAGCAAACTTCTCTTCTTCTGGATCATCAACGGAGAATCCTATGCGATACACAAGGATGTCTCCGTCAATGAGAGCTTTGACATTCTGCATTGACGGAGTATCCATTTAGAGTGCCTCTTCTATGTTGTCATCCAGAGCAGTCTCATCAACAGAGTACGACACGAGGTCAGTAATCACTAGCTTGTTGATACCTGCGGACACACCTGCCTTACCTTTGAACTGGTAAGCGTATGGTTTAATCCACGCTACTCCTTTAGACCCGTTACCTACCTTACCTTCAATGCCTGAACCATCTGACATCTCAGTACGGATAGGATACTTCTTAGACTTGGCGACGATATAGAAACCTTTATCATCTTTCCGTTTCACTTGAATACCTGCGTCCTCTAGTGCAGACACAGCACCATCAGATAGGTTACATAGATCAACCTGATACTTCTCTGACATCTGGTTAGGTGTATCAAGGAAAGCCCACATGATATCGGCTTTTACCTTTATCGGTTTTAAGTCTTGCATTTTACTTCTCCTTAGTGTGTTGCTGCCCAATTAGTACCTATTTTATACTCGCCATTGAGTGGACAGCGTAGCCCTAGTGCGAGTCCTGCATCCCGAATTGCCTGTACACCAAGCTGGCCTACAGATTCGGCATGTTCTTTCTTAGTCTCTATCTGCCACTCATCATGAACATTAGCAACAAACGAGCCTTGCATTATACCACATTTTAGTTTCTCATGCAATAGTATCAATGCTTTTTTCATACAAATACTTCCTGCTGCCTGCAGTAAAGTGTTAAGTGCGGAGTGCTGATGACGTACGTGTAGCTTACGACCATCAAGAGCAGGTAACCAACCACGTTTAGATAACCTACGAACCTTATCCTTCAATGCATGTAGAGCAGGTGTACCATCAAGGAAGCTAGCTATTAAGTTAACTCCTTCAGCTTCACCTCCGCCTACAATAGCACCTACCTTAGCAGGTCCAGCACCATACAGAAAAGCATAGATAAAAGTCTTAGCTTGATCTCTGTTTTGTAGACCAGCAGTAACCATGTTCTTTGTATGGATGTCACCCTCAAGTATCTCACGAGTGTATTCATCGTCACGCATGTAGTGTGCAAGCATACGTAACTCTAGACTAGACGCATCAATACCTACCAGTACATTACCTTCTTCTACTGTCCAACAGCTACGACACTCAACACCATACGGACTACCTACACGTGGTACTTGTGCCATGTTAGGACTGCTGTGTGTCATTCGTCCTGTGACTGCTCCGTTCGTGATGACTTTACCGTGTACCCTGTCGGTGTTATCCGCATAGTCAATCCATTTCTCAACTTGAGCCACCCGTTTCTGTATGAGTAGGTACTCTTCAATAAGTCTAGCTTCAGGTCTTTTAATAGTTGCCAATACTTTCTCATCTACGATCACCGATCCTTTCTCTGTTCGTTCCTTAGGTTGCCAACCAAGAGCCATCAATCGTTCTGCTATTTGCTTGCGTGAACCTGGGTTGAACACTTCTACTTTGTCCTTCAACCTGTTGCCAGTCTTTCTGCTGTACCTACGTGTTACAACAGGTCTGAAAACTTCTTGTAGTTCTTCCTCAATTTGGTGTAGTCTTTTCCTCCAGTCTGCCAGAAGTCCAGTTGCTTTCTTAACATCAAGTTTGAATCCTGCTTCTTCTTGCTCCTTGATAATCGTGGCAACCTGATGCTCAATATCAACTGACTCACCCCAATCCAATAGATCAGTAGCAAGACGCTTATATAATGTCTCAGTGACTGATACATCCTGCTTACAGTAACTGACCATCTCTTCAGTAAGTCCACCATCAAAGTCTTTGAACTCATCCTTGTAGTTTCCCAATCTTAGACCCCAAGACTTGAGCGAGTGACCGCCCTCCCTCTGTGGGTTTTGTAGTCTTGACATGACCAGAGTATCTTTTAGTTGATGCTTGCTTGTGTCTATACCCCATCTCTTTTTTAGAACTGGGGCATCGAAACCTATGATATTGTGACCGATCAGTATGCTTTCTTCTGCCAGATATTCTTGTAACGGTGCTGCCTCTGTCCATAGTTGTACCCCTTGCGTGGTTAGGTTCTTAGTAACAGCACACCATATCTTAGATGCTGTGCTGTCAGTCTCAATGTCAATAACAATCTCTCTCATAAGTCTACGTCCTGTGTGTCATCAATGATTAGCTTGTACTCATACAAACCATTACTGACATACCGTTTCTCCACTGTATACCCACCGAACTTAGCTTTCCTAAAGTCTCTCAGTGCTGAACTAGCACTAGCTTCAGGTGTACCAGACACGTCAGATACTTCTCTAAGAGTCCGCCACTTACCATCCTTCATCAGTTCAAAGATACGGTTCATGCGTCCAGTTAATCTAACGTTGTCTCGCTCGTGGTCGTAGTCCTTACCATCAAACGTCAAGCCATATTGATATCTCATAGTACATTCTCCTCTTCGTCTTTACGTTCAATCATTCTACCAGAATCTAAGTCGTAGAGCAAACGACACGCTGGTCCAGTCAGACCAGAGAATCTATTTTTAAGTACACGCACATGAGTGGTGTGTCTCTCCATCACATCAGGGTCTTGTCCGTTACGCTCCAAGCCAATCACGATGTCG